CTACTCGGTACTGAACATCAAAGCCATAGACAAATCGGATATGCGTTACAGTCAGTATCAGCATTATCACGGCAATATGCTTATATGTTATCTTCACGCATATTGCAAGCACCCTAACCTCGAGTATCTTATGAAACAAGGCTATGACGTAACAAGCGTGAGATACACAGGTTGGTGGGGATATCAGGAAAAGTTCTTGCTCTCTCAGCGTGTGAACTGGAAAAGTAATGACCTGCTGAAAATGCTCGGACTGAACAAGACGGAGTTCAAGACACTCAAAGGCAGCGAAAACCTGTGGGAGCAGTATCTTGACTATCGTGAGGAATATCCAAAACTCAGACCGGAAGATTTACTGAATATAGCAAAGGTCTTTAAGAACGAACACGGCACTCTTGAACGTCTTGTGAGGATAACAGGTCTTACACCGCAAAGGGTGGCACGATACATACACGAGCAGAAGATGACACCTCTTGATTACAGCGACTATCTGGAGCAGTGCGAAACACTGGAGTATAACATTCACGATACAATGATAGCATTGCCACACGATTTCTGGACAATGCACAACAGGCTCACTCAGATCATCAACTATGAGCAAGACGAGCTTGTTTCGCAGAACTTCACGAAAAGGCTTGCAGAGCGTGTCTGCCTTGAATTTTCGGCAGACGGCTTGCTTATCAGACAGCCACACAGTTTGAAAGAGATAGAGGACGAGGGCAGGATACTTTCCCATTGTGTGGGTGGATATGCAGAACGCCATGCTATGGGAAAACTCAGCATAATGTTTCTGCGGAAAGCCACTGAGCCTGACAAGCCTTACTATACTGTGGAAGTTAGCCAATACGGTGGTATCGTGCAGTGCAGAGGATATAGGAACAACGTGGTACAAAACGGCGGCGAGGACAAACCGCAAGAGATAAAGGACTTTGAACAGAAGTATCAGCGGTATCTTGACAGGGTGTTCGCTGAGAAACGAAAGGAGTGTAAAAGTGCATGAATGAAATTTCATCAGACTACATCAAGGCGGCTGAGCTTGACCGCAGGATAAAGACCTCAGCTCAGCTTGCACAGCAGAGCCTTTACGATATGTGTATGGGCTTTAAGGAAATGAGGGACAGCAGGCTTTACAAGGAGCTTGGGTACTCCGATTTTGGAGAGTATTGCGAGCAGGAAACACAGATAAACAGGCAGAATGTCTACAAATACATAAAAGTAGCGGAAAATCTGCCGTCTGAATTTGTCTCCTCGGGAAGACAAATCGGAATAAAAAAGCTCTATCTTCTATCTTCACTTTCCGATGAAGAACGAACAGAGCTTGCCGAAAATATCGACCTTGAAAGCACTACTGTCAAGGAGCTCAAAGCGAAAATAGATATTTTGCAGAACGAGCGTGACAGAGCCATGGAGTCAAATGCAGAGGCAAGCCATCAGGTCTTTATGGCGGATAAAAAGGTGCTTGAAATGAAAAATAAGGTAACACAGCTTGAAGCCGAGATAAAGGAGCTTGAGAGCCGTCCTATCGAGGTAGCTGTGGAAACAGACAGCAAAGAGGTGGCAAACCTTAAAGACGCTATGAGGCGTGTTGACCTTGACTGGTCGGAGAAGTATTCAAAGCTTGAAGAGGACAGCCTGAAAGACCGTAGAGAACTTTTGCAGAAAGCTGAGCAGGCTGAAAAGGATAAGCAGGACAAGCTTTCACAGCTTCGTGCAGAGCTTGACAGAACTAAGGCGGAGTATGAGAAAAAGCTTTCGGGGAAGGCGGATACCGCCCCCGTGCAGGACGATAAAGCCATATTCAAGGCTTATCTTTCCACCGCTGTTGACAGCGTAACAAGGCTCGTGGGCTTTCTGAACGAGCATAATGACAGCGACAATTACGGACTTTTCACACAGAAAGCAAGACAGCTTGCGG